GGAGTAAATTCTTCTCTCCAATGTTCTAAATCACAACCAGAATATATTAACATATCGCCTGGTTTAAGATCTACTTTAATTCCAGCTTGACCTTTTTTACCAGTTGGATCAAGATAAATAGGCCATGGGTTCCCACCTAAATTTAAAGTTGTAGATATTTCACATGAGTACCTATCTTTATGTCTAGCTAACACATCTCCTTTTTTATAAATTCTTGCATAAGAGTAAGTCTCACTTAATTTTAATTTAGTATGCTTCTCCATTATAGGTTTTACTTTTTGTAATAGTGTTTCCATTACCATATCTCCATAATGGGAATAAGTATTTGGAATTTGTGAATCATTCCATATTCCCCAGTACTCTGTAAATGGAGATATATATTTTTGATCAAATAAAAATCTAGCTACTTTTCTTTTATTTAAAAAATAAGCATAACAAAAATCAGCCATTTCTCTATTAATAACTCCTTTTAAAATTTGGTATTTATTTGTTTTGAATGACATTTAATACTCCTTTCGGTATAGCTTGACAGTTAAAATGTATAAACCTAAATGGTTCGTACCCCATATCAACTATGTATTGATGAGGCATATAAGATGGAAAAAATATTATACGACCAGGTATAACTTTATAATGCACTTGACTAGATGCATAAGTTATTTTTGTTTTATCTTTTTCTGGTAATAAATTCATTATGTTGCCTGGTCGGGGGTCCTCGAACAAAGGTAATGAAGTCTTTTCACTAGCTTTTAAAAAATAAAAACCTGAAATGTGACCATTCCAATGAGTGTGTAAAGTATGGTGTCCACCACCTTTTTTAGCAAATTCTTGTACCCATAGTTCAGTAGTAAACAATTGATAATTCGTTAGATCAAAACCCATTTCACTCAATAAGTTATATGATGTTGCTCCTATATAATTTTGTAAATCTAAAAAGCTACGATCACCGATTAAAGTTGTTGAATGAAATACATGACCCATATCTCCTTTGTCACCGAATTTTTTATTACGTTTATCAATATCTTTTTTTAAATTTTTCTTTGCTGTTTCTATGTAAGAATCAGATGCTTTATTTAAATCTTTAACAAATTCTGGTGCATCAGCATACCAAATAGGACATTTAAAATATTCTTCTAATTTTAATTGTTGCGGATAAGATGCTTGATCTTTTTTTTGTTTTCTTTGTTTTTGTTTTAATTTTTTATTTTTCATTTATAGGGCCATCCTAAATTCCATATCACTAAACTATATCTTGATCCTTTTTTAACTGGACATACTCTATGCCAAACAAAACCAGGAAATATAACTAAAGATCCTTTAGGCAATATTTCTGTACACTTTCTAATATTAGGTTTTTTATCTGGATCCATGTTTCTAAAATCAAATTCTAATTCCCCACCTTTATAGTCTTTTGGATCTGATAGAGTTACTGTTACGGATAATTTTCTAATCTTACCATTTGATGGATCACCTTGTTGTCTTTGATATGGTTTATCCCAACCATCACAATGCCAATCATAGTATTGACCTTTATTATATTTTGTAAATTGACATGCTTCACTAAAATCCCATTGAAAATTCCAACCTGCTGATGCATTTGCTTGATGAATATAAGGCTGTATTTCTTTATAGATCCAACGATCATTCATCCAAACAATATCTGAATCTCTTTTCTTTTTTAAATCTTTTATTTCTTTTTGATTTAATTTTTTATTACCATAACCACCTGTCACTGCTATTTGATCTTGTAAAGATTTTCCATACTTAACAATTTCATCACAAATTCGTGAAGGGATAACTGATTGAAAATACCAATAATAGTTTGTAAGGTTCATATGTCTTTATACATATGTTTTATCTTAATTTAAAGGGAGAGTAAAGAAAATTAACTAAGTGTTAATACTCCATTAACTGTAAATGTAGCTACTTTATAACTTCCTGCAGGGGACGGTAAAGTTGCAACTGAATTAGTGCCCGGTGAAACTGAGACTCCGGAACATGAAGGTGCTCTTATAATTACAATTCCTGGTCCTCCAGTACCACCACAAATACAAGTTGGAATAGGACTATTTCCTGCACCACCTCCACCACCACCGGTATTAGCTGTTCCAGGTGTTCCACTACCACCAGGTCCTCCGGCTCCACCACCACCGCCTGATCCACCAGCTCCAGTTGATCCAGTTCCTGAACCACACCATCCTCTAGATCCTCCTCCACCACCTGCTCTTGCTACAGGAGAATTTGTAATACTTGAAGTTGCACCAGCACCACCTGCTCCACCATTAGATTGACCGGGAGTTCCAACAGCACTTGCTCCACCACCTCCAGCTGCGTTAGTAGTCCATGGCGCTGTACCACCTGGGTTACCTTGAGGGGGACTTGTAGGAGGAGTATTACCAGCTCCAAAAGCAGTACCACCTCCGTGTGCACCACCTCCTGAACCTCCTGGTCCATTATTGGGTGCTCCACCTCCACCGCCACCACCAGTTGATGTAATTTTTGTACTACCTTCTACACCTGATGGATAAAAAATTGAATCGGTTCCTTTTTCACCGTAATAATCAGTCGGGTTTTGTCCTCCAGCTCCACCACCTCCAATTACAACTGGGTAAGCTCCTAATTCAAGAGCTAACGCGGAAACACAATTATTAGCCGGTAAACCAATTGAATAACATCCAGTTGCTTTACCTGATGATTCTCTATAACCACCAGCACCACCACCTTCACCTCTATCCCAAGTTCCACCACCACCTCCGGCTATTACTAAATAATCTATATCATATGTAAATGCAGACCCATCTGGCCATGTATTTTTCTTTCGTGCTTGAAATTGACTTTGCATTGACCACACACCACTTGCTTTGTCTAATTGTTTTACGATAACCATTCCTGAACCACCAGCACCTGAAGCGCCTCTAGTATTTTCACCAGCTCCACCACCGCCACCAGTGTTTGCAGTTCCTGATCCTCCTGTAGGAGTACTAGGACCTGAACCAACTCCACCACCACCTGGTCCAGCTAATCCACCAGCTCGACCACCAGGGCCATCGCCAGCACCACCACCGCCACCACCATAAACTCCTGAATTTGGTAAACTTACTCCTGGATATAAAGGACTTACATCTTTTCCACTTCCACCTGGTATTCCGCCATTATTACCACCTGGTCCTGGACTTACTGAATCACCAGGAGAGGCACTACCGGCACCGCCGCCGCCTCCGCCTCCTAAACCAGCTACACAGGAAGGAACGTTTGGTGGGCCAGTAGATGCAGAACCATCATTTCCTTGACATGCTGTTCCGCTACCTCCAGTATTAGGTATTGAGTTTCCCGCACCACCACCTGAACCTCCAGGTCCACCGGGTCTACATGGATTTGTCCAAGAAGATCCGCCACCACCTTTACCACCACCAACAGCAGTTTGAGTTCCACATGCTGCAACTAAAGTTGAATCTGTGCCTTTAACACCACATGCACAACTAGGTTGTGCTGCTCCGCCACCACCAACAGTAATTGGAATAGGTCCACATACAGGAAGAGCAGTAACACATAAAACTCCACCAGCTCCTGCTCCACCTCCAACATCACCTCTACCACCACTTCCTCCTCCAGCAATAATAGTTGCTGAAATAAACCTAGTTCCTGGTTGCATTGTAAGTGTAGTTGAACCTGTAGAGGTTGTTGTAGTAACTCTGCACTTCCCGAAAGAAGTTTTATTTACTTTACCGATTATACCGCCATTTGATCTGGCCATTTGAGTCTCCTATTCGGACACCCAAGCTGAACCATTCCAATTATAAACTGTTTTTGGATCTGAAGTGTCGTTTGATTTTGTAGCTTGCCAACCTGTAGAGTTGTCAGCTTGATATTTTGTTTCGTTCCACGCAATCATATATCGCCAAACAGATGGATCTTCACCATCATCAGTTATTGATGGGTATGTAATTGGAGATTGCCAATCATCGTTTGCATCTAATGACCATGAAGCGTAAGGTTGTGGTGAAAGAAATTTATCTTTTACTGAATCGTAAACATAACCTTTACCACAATATTGTTTTCTAAAATTATGATTATAAGAAGTTTGTTTCCAAATTCCACCTTTAAAAAAATTGATACACCATGTTTCACCATCAACATGCATGTCGTTATCTCCAAGAGTTCCGCCGCCTGCAGCAATATCATTGCCTACAACAACTACTCTTTGTACTACTTGGTGTGTATCAGTAGTGTGCCCTGTTGGATCTACTTCTGATTTTAATTCTGCAAAATGTGCCATATTTATACTCCTTAAAATTATATTTTATATTTTAATTTTAACTTATTGTCAATGTACCAGATACAGTAAATTTCATCACTGTACAGCCACCTGCTGGGCCCGGTAATGTTGATTTACAGTTAGTTCCTGGTGCTACACTAAATGTAGGTCCTAATGGTCCAGGTGCTCTTAATACTACAATTCCTGATCCACCATCTCCTACTTGAACTACAGGACTAGGACTTGCTGTACCTGTACCTCCACCGCCACCACCAGTATTTACTGTACCAGCAGTTGCAGCT